AACAAACCGGCGCTTGTGGCGTTCGTGTTGATCGCTAGCTGACCGTCTGCCATTGAGGCAGGAGTGGGGCGCTTACTAGCAGTATTAGAACGCAGATGCTGCAGAGCCATTCCTTAACGCCAGATCTTTGGCCGGAAATTACCCTCCTATTCTACGCGGACTAATAAGTTCCGTCGTTAAGCTGGCTGGTCAATGCCACCGTTCCAGTGGAATCAGGCAGTGCGATTACGTGATCTGCTGTTGGATCGGTCACGGTTAGCGTGGTTTCAAAAGCGTTATCCGTAGCACCCTCGAACAACAGGCTCCCAGTGTTGCCAATCGTCACTGCGCCAGTGAACGTGCCACCGGCTTTTGGCATTGCCGATGCGATCAGGTCATAGGCAGTCTTGACGGCATTAGCGGTAGCAGCCTGCGTAGTTGATGTAGAGCTGGTGGTGTTGTTGAGTTGCACTACACCAGCATTGCTGGTAGTAGCAGCTTGGATTTTGGTGGCTGTGATTGCTGCGCTACCGCTGATGTCAGCGTCAACGATCGAACCAGCAGTAATCGCAGCTACACCAGCATTACTGATGCTGATGTCGCCTGTAATCGCAACGGCGGTGGGTACGTTAGATGCGCTGCCAATCAGTATGTGACCGCTAGTTAGTGACGCAAGTTTGCTGAACGCGATATTGGCACTGGCGTTGATGTCGCCATTGACGATGGTGCCATCGGCAATCATTGCGCTGGTAACTGTGCCGCTGTCGCCGTCGGTAATGATCGTGCCATCGACATCAGGGAGCGTCAGCGTGCGGTCAGCAGTAGCATCTACCACCGCCAGCGTGGTCTCAAATGTATCTGCCGTAGATCCTTCAAATGTTAATGAGCCGGTGCTGCCGATTTCAATGTTGCCGGTTACGGTGCCGCCAGCCTTGCCAAGTTTCTCTGTATCCAGTTCTTCTAGTGCGGCCTGCACATTACTGGAGCTGATCGCGCCATACGGCGTAAAGCTGATGTTGTTTGCCTGTTGTGCAGCAACAAAGCTCGAAACATCTAGCAGCTCCCAGCTTGTTCCACTGGACAGCAAAATATCTGGCGGGTTCAGAGATACGGCTGGCGCAGGTGAGGTGCCTGTGCCAAGCTCGCTAACAACCAGGTAGTACTGGCGGTTATCTGCCGAAGCAGCAGGGATTGCCGCACCAACGGTCAGACCTGCTGCTTGACCTGCAGTTGTTACTGACGCGACAAGATTTGTTGATGCGTCATACGTTCCAGCGAAAATGATCTCGCCGCTGGTAATCGTTACAGGCTGCCAGGCGTTGCCATCCCACAAGTAAAGGTCGCGGTTGATTGCGTCAAAGAAAAACTCGCCTTTGAAAGAGGCGGTGGGGAAGGTGACAACCCCTGCGCTTGAGCCCGCGCCAGCAAACGTAACGGTGGAGGCATCAGCCAGCTTTCCGCCGGTAATTGAATTCGCCGCAATCCGTGCGATGTCAATAGTTCCAGAAGTAATCTTCGACGCATCGAATGCAGGGATGTCTGCGGCGATAAGGTTTGCCCCTGCTGTAACAATACCTTTAGCGTTTACCGTGATCTTTGGGTAAGTCCCAGCAGCGACCCCGCTATTAGTGATAGAAATTGCGCCAGCGCCATCAACTTCTAATCCGCCTGCTAAAGGAACACTTACGGCTCCAATTTGTGATGCAGTAGCTTCAGGCAAATCGCTCGCAACCAGTGCAGTTGCAGCAGTAATCAAGCCATTGCCATCAAATGTGATCCCAGAAGTTGTGCCGCCTGTCAGCGTATTTGCGATGCTGATGGCGCCTGTTCCGCTGACGGTCAAGCCAGAGTCCGCCGCAACGCTTACTGCACCAACGTCAGTTGCTGTAGCCAGTGGCATATCGCCAGCAACCAATGCTGCGGTGCCAGTGATGTGCCCTTGAGCGTCAAAGCTAATGCCGCTGCGTGTTCCTGCTGTGACTGCATTGGTGTGGCCAATGCTGTTGGTGGTTTTATCTAAACCACGATCCAGCGATGCTGATGGGATCTTCGCTGCAGTTACTGTGTCATTGCTGAGCTTTGCGCCATCAATTCCGTTGGCCAACTTGATGTCAGTGACATTGCCGTCAATCAACGCATTGACATCGACGGAGTTAGCTGCCAGTTCACTTGCGCCAACCGAATTTTCCGCTAGCTGAGTTGCGGTAACGCTGTTGGCTTGGAGTTTTGTGCCTGGGATCGACCCATTGGCAAAGTTTGTCTTTCCATAGGTAACGGCCAGATCAGCGATTTGAGTTGTGTCTACCGCTCCAGCACTGATGGTGGCAGCAAAGGATCCGGTGCCGCTACCCGTAACATCACCTGTAAGCGTAATGGTTTGGTCGCCGGTATTAGTGCCGGAGCTGGTGCCGCTGAAGCTGGAGCCATTGGTCCAAGTGCCGTTAGCAAGCGCAAGAGTGCCTAGTCCAAGTGTGGTGCGTTGATCGGCTGCTGTTGCATCATCCAGTAATGCTCGACCGGCTGATGTGCATGTGATTTCCTGAATGCTACCTGCACCGCTGATTCGCCCCAGCAGGAGGTCGCCGCTGGAAACATTTTGAATTTTTGCGTAAGTAATTGCAGCGTTGTTTACTTTTGCAGTGTCGATTGCATTGTTAGCGATAGTGGCCGCAAATGTACCAGTACCGCTACCAATGACATCACCTGTAAGGGTGATGGTTTGGTCGCCGGTATTGGTGCCGCTGCTCGTACCGCTGAAACTGGAGCCGTTGACCCACGTACCAACGGCAACAGCGAGATCACCAAGGCCAAGCGTGGCGCGTTGAGTAGCAGCGTCGGCACTATCTAAAAGCGCAAACCCTGCTGCAGTGCATGAAATCTCTTCAATTTCACCCGTCGCAGGAGATGAACGTCCCAACAGTGTGTTTGTTGGAATGTTCTGGAATTTTGCGTAGGTAACAGCATCGTTCGCAAGCTCGGCTGTATCGACAACACCTGCCGAAATCGCCGTGGCAAACGTACCAGTGCCGCTGCCGGTGACGTCACCAGTGAGCGTAATAGTCTGGTCACCAGTGTTAGTGCCGGAGCTGGTGCCGCTGAATGTGCCGTCTTGGGTGGCAAGTGTGCCCAGTCCAAGCGTGGTGCGCTGAGCGGCTGCATCTGCGTCATCTAGCAGTGCTCGACCGGCTGATGTGCAAGTAATCTCCTCGACATCGCCTGTTCCTGCTGTGGATCGTCCCAGCAGAACATTGGTATTGATGTCTTGGATTTTGGCAAAACTGACCGCACCTGTATCAATCTTTGCTGTCGTTACAGCTAGATCGGCTAGTTGAGTTGTATCGACCGCTCCAACGCCGACGGTACTGCCGGAGATCTTTGCGGCAGGAATGGTTGCGTCATCAACCAGATCAAAGCCGCCCTCTAGCAGATCCTTGACTGTGATCTTTTTGGTTTCAGCCGCCGACAGATCGGCAACGGCAACGGGATCCGTGGCTTGCAGTGATGCCCCGCTTAGAGCAGGCAAATTTGAAATCTCAAGATCTGGCAAGGTTTGCCTCCCTTAGGTCCGCAGAGCGTATAGGTGTATTCTAATCTTCTTGAAGCAGGCGACTTCCGTCCTCTTGAAGCAGGTAGTCACCGCTTTCTTGCAGTAGATACATAGGTGGTCGCCCTTGCTTTAGAACGATTTGATCAGAAGTGACGAAATCTATGCGTGTTTCGATCGCGCCTTCGTTTGAGACGGAAACGGCGACATTGGTAACGATGCACTTAGCTTCGTACCAGACGCTTTCGGGTTGGCCTATGCTTCCGGCATAAATAAAGAATCGCCCGTTGAAATCAGCGCCTTGCTGCACTCGAACGACCAGTCGCGCCAAGTATGACGGGAACTCAGCTTGACTAGGCCCGTACCCGGAACCGATAATCGCTGGGCTGCTTTCCCATAGGCAGTTAAGGACTCCTTGCCCGGAAATCAATCCTTGTTCGTATTGGCTGCGAAACTCATTGCCAAGAGATGTAAGGTCTACGGTGTCGCGGCTAGTGGTTAGCTCAAAATCCCGTATTTTTGCCATAAAACGATAGCGGTCATTTTTTGTTTGTATTGTGATATTTTGCACTGCGCTGGGCGCAACTAGCTCTAGAGCATCGCCTTGCTGCCCAGAAAGCGAAGCCTGGAATTGATCGTAGAGCCGGATTCCACCGGCTTCGTCAATGTGGATGTACCACGCTCCATCGGGGTGGTTGTGTCCCGACACCAACTGGAGTGTTGAGCCATCAACTGTGGCGATTTCTACCCTATCGCCGGTGACTAGGGCTGAGACGTTGAAATCTACTGAAAACCGGCGTCGGGATACGTTGACATCACTGGGATCTAGCACTGTCTCCAGTGGGGCGTCCGCTGAGTCGCGGTCTAACTCAACGGAACCTGTGTATCCAAGATAAACCGACATCAGACAGTTCCGGCCTTGGCGTGCCCGGTAACTTCAAATGTTACGTCAACAGAGAACACCTCACCGACTGACATGCTCATGCTGGCACCTGTGATCCAAGCGTAGACTTCGATATATTTGGTGGAATCGACGTGCAGCTTGAAGAGCACCGTGGTTGACTGAGTGGCAACGCCGTCTTCGGCGCCACTCGCACCAGATTTGATGATGTTAGTGATGAAGTTGCTGGCATCGCCGTCAGAGTGATAAAACACACGACAGCTACCGCTCATGCTACGGACGCCGTTGATCAGAGTTCGGTCGGTGTCCTCAAGGCTGGTGGTTTCCAGCACTGCCTGTGACGCATTAAGCGACCAATTCTGTACCTTGCCGACTTTGCTGCCGTCCAGGTAGAGCTGACCGTTGAGACCGCTGTAAAACGCCATGATGCGTCACTGTACGTTGATCACATTCTACACGCCATCAAGGTAGCCGATAAAGGTGCATGTCACCGTGCTGATGCCAGGATAAACGCTTTCTACTTGAGGTGGCTCGGCGTAGCGCCAAGTCAGACCTGATTCAGACTCGCTTACTTGAGATGAAAGCGTAGAACCCAATCCAGCCAATCCGGTAGTGTTGGTAAAAGTTACGCTAGAAAAATTCGCCATGCGTTCTTCATAATGATTTACGATTCTGGCCGCATCAACGTCATTGATGTTCGCAAATGTCAGCGTCAGTTCCGCGTTGTACGGCTTTTGGCCGTAGCGGATCATGGTGGTCGCACCATTCAGTGCCTCAAACGCGACCTGGGGAAATTTTCCTGGCCGGTAGCTGCGGCTTGTTGGTTTTAACCCTGATGGGAACGAAGCGGCCACAATCGTACCAGTGCTCCTTTTAGTTTAAGCAAATTCGACGCCAAAGCCGCTGTTGGCATCAGCTCGCTTCCACGACGAAGTGATTTACAGGCCAGTCTAAAATCGCCAGCGAGCCAGTAGCAGTGAGAGGTACATGGCTTGCCGTAACATTTACCAACCCATCCTCGGCGTAGCTCAGCGTTTCCACCTTGTACACGCGGTTGGTGGTGGTGGTGTTCTTCAGCGTAAAGACGCTGCCAAACAAGGACGCTTGGCTAGTTTTGCCATTAACGGCTGTAAGCGTTGTCTCGCTGACCCCTGTTGTGCCAGGCATCCAATACAGGATTTGGTAAGAGCCGTTGAGGGTGTTGACACTCTGGATCGTGCCATCGGCTGTGATGCTGCCGTTGTCAAAGCGGCTGGTGTGCGTCACTTCAGAGACCAAGCGGAAATACTCGCCAGGTGCCAGATTCATGGCGGCCTGAGGGGTGGTCTCGAATGACAGGCCATGATCGACCAGTTGCCGCAGTTTCAGGGCGTAACGAGCAAAGGTAAAGGCGTGCTCGAACGTGGTACACCAGCCGCTCATGTCGAAGGTTTCTTCAGGGTCGCCATCGGTGCCACCCTGGAAATCAGCCATACGGACGCTGAGCACTTTGGTTTCAGGGAATCCGTTATCGGTGTCCTTGCGCCAAAGGCAGGTGGCTTTGAATAGCTGCCGCTCTTCCGGGCTCAGCCAAGTCACCTTCAGGTTGCGGATGTTGCCATCGGTAAACAGCGCCTTGATCTCAGGCTTGCCAGCAAAGTTGATCTGGTAACTGCTGTTATAAGGCACCGATGGGACCAGGCTGAACTTACCGCCCAGGATGGTGAAGTCCAGCAGGCAATAGCCTGCCTGCTCAAAGATCCATTCGCGTAAGTTGACGCGCTCCGTGATCACGCCATCCCAGGTAAAGCCGTTGGCTTGACAGAATCGGGCAGCTAGTGTCATGCGGTCGCGGTCTACCTGATCGGGACCAATCGACGAGCCAGCCCCAATAGTGCTGTCGGTTAGCAAGGTGTAGGCAATCTCAGGCAAGAGGTTGGTAGCACTAAACTCAGTTGCTATCAAACGCTGAATGGGTGTGCCACGCTTAACGAAAGCTGACAGCGAGTTAAAACTTGACCACTCCTT